CTGACAGCCTGCGGGACGATTGAATTGCCCACGCGCTGCCACATCACTTCCATCGGCTGGTAGCCGAAGAGCGGCGCATTCATTATCTCGTTGATGATGTTCTTCACCGGCAGGTCGTTGAACATGTCTGTGATAAAGCCGGCCTGCCCGGCGTTCGCAGTCCCCTGGTCGATCTCCCACTCCATCGATTTCACTCCGGATTTGCGGGATGTTACGCATCCGGCCAGATGGCCGTCGGACAGAAGCTCGGTGTATACCCTGATGTCCTTTCCCATCTTCTTCAGCACAGGGTCCGGGTTCGGCAGGTACATGCCGAGCGAATAAAAATCAATCGACCGCCCCCGTGTTGCGATCTCCTGGCTGAGGGAGTTCGTAGTCTTCTCCGAAAATTCTACAAATGTGTTCTTATCTATCCAGAGACCTTTTTTATTTGCCATTGTGCCTCCATTTTACCACCCCGGCCTGCGGCCACCCCTCCTAAAATAGGCGGGGAGTCACAAAAAACTCCCCTCCTTGATAAGGAGGGGCAGGGGTGGTTTATTAATCGCATCCCTTCATCATCTCCGCCGTCTCCTTCCGTCCCCGGGACGCGACCCGGATGGGCCCGGAGGACTTTGCCCTGGCCTGTATGCATAGGGCTTTCGCCCAGAAGTGGTCTGCGTGGCCGATCTGTTCTGTGCGGTCCGCGTCGAAGCGGAAGTGGCCGGTCTCGGTGCTGGTCTTCTTCACGCTGTGCAGACTCTGGCGGATGGTGTTGTCGGCGGGGATCCTGTCGCGCTGGTTCTCGAAGCTTTTTTTAATGCCGGTTGCGAGGATCTCTTTATTGGGGTTCGTAAAATCAATCCCCTCAACCCGCGTGCCGAACACCTCGATGGCTTTTTCCGCCATCTCCTCGCCGAGGCCGGTCTTGTCGATGCATGCCCGCCTGAACCTTTGGAGCTTCAGCAGCGCGAACAAAACAATGCGCTGCACGCCGAAAGGTTTCTTCTCCAGGGCGATTGCCGCACGCGTCCAGTAGAGGTTATCCACTTCCTCGTCCAGCCATATCACCGAAAGGTCCCTGCGCCGGGCAACGTCAAAGCCCACATACAGGTCGCCGATAAACGGGACTTCCTCCCGCATCCATGCGGAGTTGTATGCAGGCTGACTTTCAAGGTGTTTGTACTTTGCGTGATGCGCCTCCGCCTCTGAAATCAACCGCTCCACCCACGACGGCTGCGCCAGTATCCGCGCTTCCTCTACGCCCTCAATGAGGTCGTACGTCAGCCACGCCGTGGTCTCGTCGAGAAATTCGACCAGCGCCTCCTGGTGCCAGGCCTCGTCGTCGTTCAGCGCGGCGCGCAGCACCTCGGGCTCGGAAGGGTTGCCTTCCTCGTCCCTCAGCGCCAGCCCCATCTCCACCGCCTGGTAGATCGTCACGCTATGCTTGGACCAGCCGCCCTGCTCGCCGACGTAACGATGTTCCGTGCCGTCGAACTCCTGAAGGGTCTTCGCAGTCCACTGCTCGTAAAAACGGTTCTTCTTGCCTTGCGGCGTGCTGATGATCCTTATCTTATATCCGCGCGTGACCGTAAAGAACAGCGCCTTCCATATCTCGCGGCTGTCCTTGTGGAACGCAAACTCGTCGAGCAGTATGTGCGCGCTGTGGCCCCTGGCCGTGCTCGGGTTCGCAGGGAGCCCGATGATGCGGGAGCCGTTGGGGAAGATAATCTCAAGCTGTTTAAATGTGGTGTCGTCCTCTGCCCTGAATACGTCGGACAATTCTTCTATGGCCGCGTTGATCGCGCGCGCGTGGATCGCCGCCGTGCGCATCAGCTCTTTCGACTGCCGCTCCCCTGCGGAGAGGAACACCCAGGTCGTCCCCGGATGCTCGAAACAGTCGAGCACCGCCTCCAGCGAAGTCGCAAATGACTTGCCCGCCTGGCGGGACCATTTGCCGATTTTGAACCGCGCCTTGTCGAGCACCCACCGCTTCTGATATTCCGTCAGCTTGACAACCGGGTCCATTATCGACTGAGACGTGATGATCGCCGCCGGCTGCTGGTCGCCTGTCTTGATAATGCCGTTCGCCTTCTCCGGATGCGGCGTGGCCAGCGCAGGCAGCGGCCCGATGATCAGGACAAGAAAGGATGACAGTAAGACAGTGAAAAGAAACCTGCGGACGGAAAAATTACGATAAGCCATAGAGGGCTTTCTTGATATAGTCGAGGGTTTCGGGAGAGAGCGTTTTTACAAGGTCCTTTGGTTCGTCCTCAGGGGAGTCGCCCTTGCCGAGCTTCATGCCGCTGTATCTGTCGAGCGTCGCGAGCGCCTGGAACATCGCCCTGATATTCTTCGATGTGGGCCGCGCCTTGGCCTCCTTAACCGTTATGTCCACAATAGCCTTTAACTGGCCCCTCAGGTCTATCGACTGCTCCAGGTATTCCTTCCGCTTCTTTTCCCACTCGCCCTGGGTTTTCCAGTTGTAGAGAGTTTTGCGCGATACTTTTTTGTCGAGCATGCCGACGATTGCGTCGAGCGAAAAGCCTTCGATGACAAAGAGGCGCTTTGCTTCCTCGTGGTAGATTGCCGCCTTAGCCACGCAGGTCCCTCTTCATGCGGGAGATCTCATCGTCCAGCTGCTTGGCCTCTTTCTGCAGCCTGGAAAAATCGTTAATGATCACAACCGCCTTGTCGATGTCGAGAGTAGTAAAATCTTCGGAATACGGGTCGATCAGGTCGCGGAGGATGATTATATAGGAATCCGCCCGGTGGACCATGTCCTCGCGCCGCTTTTTTGCATCCGCAATGCGCGCCTTCAGCAGCATTATTTCCTTGCCGATGCTCATGAATCGATCACCTCCACTTTCACCTTTCTGCCCTCGATCAGCAGCGGACACCGCGCGGGCTTCTCCAGGTTGATGCTCATCCGCTCCATCGTGCCGGCGATCTGGAGCTTGTATTCCTGCTCGTCCTTGAGCAGCTGGATGAGCTGCTGGCTTATGGTTGTCAGCTTCTTGAAAGCCTCGTCGCTCTGACCGAGCGACTGCTCGAGGAATTTGTCGGTCTGCTTCGATGCCTTCATGAAGGTGAAATACCAGATCACGAACACGATAATCGCCACGCCGCCCTGGACAACAAATTGAATGAAATCTTTAATCGTCAGATCGAACATAAACAACCCTCCTTTATAAACACTCCAATCTTACATTTTTAAAATTCCCGATTCTCCTGAATCGTTCAGGAGAACGCGCAAAAAGTATCTGGTATGCTGACCTGAGAATTTAAAAAGGAGGTTATATGCCGGAATGGATTGCGATTTTGAAGACCGGGGTCTTCAGGGATTCCGAGGGGAAGGAGCATAACTTCACCGCTGCCAGCCTCGACGAGCTCGCAAAGAAATACGACCCCTCGTTCCACGAAGCTCCCGAAGTGATCGGCCATCCGAAGACGAACGCCCCTGCGTTCGGATGGGTAAGGGGATTAAAGCGCGAGGGGAATATTCTCTTCTATGAGCCGAAGGACCGGGTCGCCGAGTTTCAGGAGATGCTCGACAAAAAGATGTTCAAGAAACGCTCCGTGCGCATCAGCCCGAAGGTCGGCCTGGTGCATGTCGGCTGGCTCGGGGCGCAGCCGCCTGCGGTGAAGGGGCTGCCGGATGTGGCATTTACAGATGGCGATGATTCGGTCACCTTCGAGTTCAGCGACAGGAAGATGTCCGTTGTGGGCCGGATGTTCCGGCGTCTCAGGGAATTCATTATAGAAAAGCACGACACCGAAACCGCAGACCGCTATATCAACGAATGGGACATCGAGGAATTGAGCGCGGAGCCCCAGGAGATAACCAGTTTTTCAGAAAAAGGCGGGGAGACCCCGCCGCAAAAAAAAGGAGGCGACGATATGCCAACAGTACAGGAGCTTGAGGAAAAACTCAGGCAGAGAGAAAAGGAGATATCCGACTTATCCGAAAAGGATAAGGCGAAGGACGAGGAGATGGCGAAGCTCAGAAAGGGCCTCGCCGATGAAAAAGCCAAAAACCAGAGGGCGGAGTTCGCCGCATTCTGCGACAGCGACGAGATGAAGGAGAAGATTACACCGGCCATGAAACCGGCGGTGCTCGACTTCATGGATATCCTCAGCGCCGCAGAGGATTACGAGTTCGCGGAAGTGGACGACAAGGGCGCGGAGAAAAAAGTGAAGAAGTCCCCTGCAGAGGCGTTTAAAGCCTTCTTAAAAACCCTTCCGAAGTCCGTTGAATTCTCGGAAGTGGCTAAGAAGGGGACGGCTGCAAACCCTGGAGGAGGCACGGCGGAGGACAAACTGGACAGGTTGACGCATGAAAAGATGAAGGCAAACAAGGACCTGTCCTATTCGGCGGCATTTGCCGAAACGCAGAAAGAAAATCCGGAGCTTGCGCAGGAATATACTGCCGAGCTGAGAGGAGGGGAATAATGGCAGGAGAAAACAAATTACTGGTTATTTCGGCCCCGGCCATCGAGGACCTGTCAAACGATCAGTACAGGTTTGTAGTGCTCGCGTCTACGGGCGTGCGCAGGCCGGACACGGAGGCCGAGGTCGCATTCGGCATACTCCAGAATGCGCCCGTTGAAGGGGAGCCCGCAGCGGTCATGGTCTACGGCATCAGCAAGCTGCAGGCGAACGACGCGCTCGGAGTCGGCGATTTTGTGATGCAGGAATACGTTTCCGCCGCAGACGCAGGCAAAGGGAAAACCTCAATAGGAGCGCCCGCATATACGAGGGCCGTCGTTGTCGAAGCTGCTGCGGCAGAGGACGATCTCTGCTCGGTGCTGCTTACAGGCACGTTCCCGGCAATCAACGATGCGGTGGCGCACGTAACGACAGTCACCACAGACACTACCGCAGGCGCAAACACCTGGAGCGCCGCCGAGCTGATCGGAGGGCTGATGCTGCGCGATCCCAACGGGGCCTCCAGATCGGATGTAACCCCCACGGCTGCGGCAATCGTCGGGGCCATAGCAGGGGCCATCGTGGGGTCGAGCTTCGAGTTCACCATCAGGAACACCGCCGACGCAGCCGAGACGATAACGCTAACCCCAGGCGCAGGCGTGACGCTGTCCGGGTTGATGACCATCCGGCAGGGATGCAGCAGAAGGTTCCTCGCGGTCTGCACCAACGTGACCGGCGCTGCCGAGGCAGTTACGATTTACGATATCAACGACAGCGAACCCATAGGGAGCCGGTCGGCCGTTGCCACCGTCAACACGGCGGACGCGGTCACATTTTCTGCGGCACAGATACTCGGAGGCCTGATACTGCGCGATCCCAATGGGGGAGCAAGGGCCGACCTGCTTGCCGCCGCAGAAGACATTGTCGCGGCCATCCCCGGCTGCATCGTGGGGTCGAGCTTCGAGTTTACCATCAGAAACACTGCCGACGCAGCCGAGACAATCACCGTCACTACCAATACCAGGCTTACGCTTTCGGGCACGATGACAATCGCGCAGAACAACAGCAAGAGGTTCCTCGCGGTCGTGACGAACGCAGGGGCAGGGACAGAGGCAGTGTCAGTCTACAGCCTCGGCACCGTCGTTCACTAAAAAATGAAAGAAAGGAGGATATAGAAATATGCCAGGACCAATAGTCAAAGAGCTGCTCACTTCCGTGCCATTGCAGAATGTGAGCATCCAGTACAGGAACAAAAGCTATATCGGCGACCGGGTCTTCCCGATCATCGATACCGCAAACCCGAAAGCAAAGATCACCCGGTACCTGAAGGGGGCATGGTTCAGGAACGAGGCCGCGCTCAGGGCAGCGGGATCACGCGCAAAGAGAGGGTCTTTCCCTGTCGATGAGATTCCGCTCTCCACAAAAGAATACGCGTTTGCAAAAGAGGTGACGGACGAGGACAGAAAGAACGCGGCCCTGCCGAACGCCCCGGCGCTGAAGCCGGAAATGGACGCCATCGAATACTGCTCGGACAAGATCGATCTCTATAAGGAGATTGTGATTGCCGGCGCTGTCAAGGACACAACCTGGATCGACGGCAATGCTACAGGCGAGGACGCCGAGGGCGGATGGGCCGCTGCCGAATCCGGCAACACATTCATCGCCGACATCATAACCGGACAGACCGCGATACAGGCGGCGACCGGACAGAAGGCGAACGTGCTCCTCATCGATTACGGCACATTCATGAGCCTGAAAGAGGAGAAGACGATCCTCGACAAGATCAAGTACACCCAGAGGGGAGTGCTCACAGTTGACCTCCTCGCCGCGCTCCTCGAGTTAGAGGAAGTGCTGATCGGTGAGGCGCTTGTCAACACCGCGAAAGAGACCAAGGCCGGCACCGACTGGACTGCGCTGAAAATCTGGGAAGTGAACGCAGGCAAAGGCATGGGATTCCTCTTTCACAGGGCTTCGTCTCCGGGACTGAGAACCCCGAGTTCCGGCTACCAGGTGCGCCTGCTCCAGGAAGGCGGCGGGGTGAGGCGTCTGAGCACATGGCGGGAGCCTGCCGAACATCAGGACGTGTTCGAGGCAGCGGAAGAGACCGACATTGTAGTAACCGGGACAGACCTCGGCTACAAATGGCGGGACACACTCAAATCTTAGGGAGGTTGGATGCCCTACTGCGACCTTGAGGATTTAAAACAGGACATCTCCGAGACCGAGCTCCAGCAGCTAACGGACGACGAGCGGCTGGGCGCGGTCAATGAGGAAAGGATTAACGCCGCAATCGGGGCTGCGGGCGATTTGATAGACGGCTTTCTGAGGGGGAGGTATGCCCTTCCCCTCGACCCCGTCCCGACGATCATCAGGACTATTGCGAAGGAGATCGCGATTTATCGTATCTTCCTGCGCAAGAAGCGGCAGACGATTACGAAGGAGATGACGGACAACTACAACGCGCAGATCAGGCTTCTCGAAAAGATGCAGCGCGGCGAGATTACCCTGGGCGGCGAGACCCCGAGCGAAAAGGCAGGCGAAGGCAGCTACAGGACGAACAGGAAAAGCACGGACAGGACATATTCGAAAGACGTACTGGAGAAGATGTGATTTCAGCCAGACGCCCTGTAACAGGGTTAGCGGCGGATGGGGCTATGCAGGGTAGCTGTTTTGAATTTGATGCGAAATTAAAAGAGATTAACGCGGTCAGGCGCGGGATTTTCGGGGCGTCCGGGCGCGTCAGGGGAGGTAATTGGAATGTTTTACTTTTTGGCGGGTCTGATAATCGGGTTTGCAGCCGGGATGCTCGTCTACCGGAGAAATAAAAAACACTCCGAGGCGGCAATCCGGGAACTGAAAGAGCGGATTGAAAACCTGATACGAAAATGAAAGAGATCTTGCGCATAAAAATACCGCTGATGCTCGTTGCGTTATGGTTTTTCTTTTTCGGCGCAAAGGAGGCGCTTATGACTATTGCATTTCTCGGCGGGTTCACAGGGTTTGCGATGCTCATCGGGCATCTCGCCGGGAAGGAGATATTCAGAAAGTACAAATGGGATGTCGGAGAGAAACTGAATGACGCCTGGGATCGTTCAGCCAGACGGAAGGACAACTCCGCGATCCTTGCGGTCGGCATGCTGATGGCGCGCGTCTTTATATACGTCGCAATTGTGATCGGCATGGCGCTCTGCCTTGTCATCCTGAAGGGCAACGCCTTCGGCGCGGTACCCGAAAGGGCCAGGCCGCACATCCCTATTCTGAAAGAAGAGCACGCACGGATCTGGCCGGAGAGCAGGATCGACGTCATCGCATCGCAGATCAATTCGGAATCGCGCTGGAAGGAAAATGCAAAGCGGGTCGAAAAGTCCGGCGTGATTTCCTACGGACTCATGCAGGTGCTCGACGTGACACTGATCGGGATGAGGAAAAAACACATGCTCCTCGCCGATGTCGAGCCGGTGCAGATGCTCCGGGCGCGCTGGAGCATCCGCGCGGGGATCCTCTACGACAGGGACATGTGGATTTTATGCCGGTTTGCCGCTGCGCTTGACGAAAACCGATATGCGTTCATGCTCTCCGCCTACAACGGCGGCTTCACGTGGGTGCAGAGGGACAGATCGCTGACGGCAGAACGGGGATACGGAAAAGATATCTGGTTCGGCAACGTCGAACGCTTCTCCCGCAGATCGACCTGGGCTTTTAACATCAACAGGCGATATGTGAAAGAAACGCTCGAAGGCGCGGAGCGGTACAGGGACATATGATAAAAAAAATAGCAGGATACGGCGCAATAACCATTGCCGTCGTTGCGGTCATCTCACTGGTGATTGTGGCGAGCCTGCGGTTCAGGCCGAAGCCGGTGATTACTCAGGAGACATTTACCGTCGCGCCCGAGCCGAAACAGACGAAGAAAATAAAGCGCGTTGAAGTGCCCGTTAAAAAGGTCGTCGCGCTGGAGAAAACGGCAGTCGTCAAAAAACTGGATATCCCGGAGCAGGCCGTAAGAGACGAAAGCAAACAGATCACTGCCGTCGCGTCTATCCCTCCATATGAAGGAAAGACAACCGTCGTATCCGTGCTCGATACGGAATCCGGAGAGTCGGAGATCATAGCGCGGCAGGAGCCCCTGCCCTTTGCGGAACTGAAAAGCAGATTCCAGGTCGGGCTGAATTACTACCCTTTTAAATCCGAAACCCTGGGCGAATACGCGCTCGATGCAAATTATACGTTCGGCAGGATATCCGCCCTGCACGGACAGATAAAGGGCGAGGTCGATACGAAAGGCAACTGGAAGGCCGGGGTGCGGGGGTATGTGGAATGGTGATCTCCATTGATTGATATCGAAGGCATGGAGGCGGCGATCCTCGATGCGCTTAAAACCATTGGCGCCCTTGCGCATGTCGAATCCTACCAGGGCAACATCGACGAAATTCTGATGGAAAACGTCGTCCCCCTGCCTGCTGCGCTGGTGATCTACGGCGGGTTTACGGACGAGAACGTCGTGGCGCGGGGGGGCGCAAAAGGCGAGATCGACGTCGGGTTCGGCGTGATCGTGGTAGGACAGAACCTGTCCGGCAGCGGGGACGCCTCGCTTGATGTGCGCCGGATGCTCACTGCGGCGAGAGATGTGCTGAACGGGCTGGAACATCAGAAGCGCACACTCACGCTCCGGTCCGAAGTGCTGTCGAAAATGTCGAACACGGGCATATGCGCGTATGAGCAGGAATACAGATATAAAGACTGGCTGACAACATAAAAACCGTGTCCGTTATCCGTGTCCGTTGTCCGTTACGGATTACGGATACGGATTACGGACAACGAAAAAGGAGGTAGCAAATGAAACCGGAAAAGGCTTACACAATAGGAAAAGGGAAGCTGCTCTTCAAGGCGGAAGGACAGACCAATTTCGCGGACCTGGGCAACAGCCCGGACTTTAAATTCACGGTCAAGTCCGAGAAGGTCGATCACCCGTCCTCCAGGTCGGGGTTTAAGACCATAGACGATTCGGCGCTCATCGAGCAGACGGCCGAGGGTTCGTTCACGCTCGACGACCTGATGGACGAGAACATGAAGATGTTCCTGATGGGCAACGCCATACACTCGGACGTTCAGGCAGCCGGGAACGTATCGGCCCGGGCCGTGACCGCCGAGCTCGACAAATGGCACGATCTGGAGAAGCTGAAGATCTCCAATGTGGTGGTCAAGGCGGTAGCTGAAGCCTGGGACAATCCACGGAAAACGGCCATCACCATATCGTTCGAGGAAGGTTCGGCAGGGGCCAACGACAAGATCAAGGATTCCGGCGACGGCTTTGTTACCGCCGGGCTGGAAGCAGGACAGACGCTTGTCGTGACCGGCTCCACATTGAATAACGGGACGTATGTGGCGCTGGCAGTCTCCGCAGGCGAGATCGAGGTGGCAAACGGGTCTCTCGCCACCGAGGCAGCCGGGGAGTCCGTTACGGTCGCAAAACGATACAACCTGGGCGACAGGGTCATCGCCGGATCCCTCAGCGCGGTCTGCACGACAGCGGGGGTGCCGGACTCTTCCGAGCCCACATGGACCGGCAAGGCAGTCGGCGACACGGTCGAGGACAACGATGCGGAGTGGACTATCGCAAAACTCACATATGTACTCAACAGCGATTATATCCTCGACACGGAGGTCGGGCTGCTCATGCCCATGGCCGAGGGCGATATCGCCGCATCCCAGGCGCTTGCAATCGATTTCGACCATGCCGCGATAACCACGACACGCATCGAGGCGGCAACCGCACAGACGATCAAGGGGCACCTCTATTTCGTCGGGAACCCTCCGAAGGGGAAGATCCGCGACGTGAAGGGTTACGTCTCGCTGTCGCCGGGCGGGGACTTTGCGGTCATCGGCGACTCCTGGCAGAACATAGTCTTTAACATGCAGTTCGAGCAGAACGCCGCATATGAAGGGCTGTACCGGATGATCACGAGAGGCACGGTGACCACTTCATGAGCGACAGGGACATAAAGAACCTGCTGCCGGAAGAGACGCTGGACCTCAGCACGGGGGAACGCCTGGTGATACATCCCGTTCCCTTCGGGAAGATTCCCGAGTTTTTCGGGGACGTGGGCGCCCTCGTCAGGAAATTCCTCGCAGGGGGAAAACTGGAGCTGCTCGCCAACGCAGAGGAACTGCTGACCACTGCCTTCGAGGAGACCGTCCGCATCGTCGGCAGGATCATTAAAAAGAAGCGGGCATGGTTCAACACCATCGATATTGCAGACGGCGTCGCAATTGTTAATGTCGTGCTCAGGCAGAACATCGACAACGACCGCGCAAAAAAAAATCTTGCGGAGCTGGCGGCGAGGGTGAAGGCGCTCTTACCCTCACAGACGCCGTTCAGCTTATCATCGGCGCAGGACATCGCTTCGAAGATATTAAGCGGAGATACAGCCCCGGACAAATCAGGGCCTTCGGCGAAAGCGTCCTGAGGCTGCGGGACATGGAGACAAAACGCCTCGCACTGGCAATGCTGATTGCAGTGCGAGGCAGCAAAACGATGCTGGAGGAGTACTTTGAGGAAGAAGAAGGAGACTGATGGCCGCTGAAATAGTAGAGCTTATCGTAGAGCTGAAGGACCTCTTCAGCCAGGGGTATGAAAAGCTTTCCGCGATGATGGAGACGCTCCCGCAAAAGGAGCAGGCCGTCAACACGAAGCTCAATCAGGTGCGCTCGCAGGCGAACGATTTCTACGCAAAGCTCACCAACGACCGGGTCATGATGGCCGAGGTCGAGAAGGAGAAAAACCTCCGCACTCTCTACGGATACTACAAGCAGGGGCTGCTCACAGCCGAGCAGTACTCCGCAGGCGTAAAGACCGTCAACGCCCAGGCCCTCGCCGCGGCAGCGGAGCCGACTGCGTTCGAGAAGATCAAGAGCAACTGGAAGGAAGTCGCCGTTACCGTCGTGGCCGTGTGGGTCGCGATCAGCAAGGCGGTAGACTACGCAAAGCTCGGGGCTGCGGCATTACAGGCGGAGGAGTCCTTCGCCAGCGTCACGGCGTCATACGGAGTGAACGGAGACAAGCTGCTGGCGAAGATGACGGAAGTCTCCGACGGCATTATCGACCAGAGCGACCTGATGCAGCGCGCGGTGAAAGCCCTGCAGCAGGGACTGAGCGCAGAGCAGATAGTGGAGCTGCTCGAGGTCGCCCGGTCGGCGGCAAGGACGGCCGGCACAGATATCGTGCAGGCTTTCGACGGCATTACCAATGCGGTCGCAAACCAGACCACGCGGGCGCTGAAGCTCTACGGCATCGTCATCGACCAGAATAAGGCGATGGAGGAATATGCGCGCACGCTCGGCGTGTCGAAGGACGCGCTGAACGAGCAGCAGCAGTCCCAGGCCCTTGCGAACGCCGCAATAGCGGAAGGCCGCAGGCAGATGCAGGCAATGGGAGATATCACGCTGAATGCGTCGGAGCGGATACAGAAGGCCGGGGCACAGTTGCATGAACTGAAGGAGACTATCGGCAAGGGCGTGCTGGCGGCTGCGCAGGGATTGGGCGGAATCCTGTACTGGCTCGCCGCAGGCGCGATGACGGCAGCGGCGGGACTTATGAAAGTGGGCGCCGGGCTGCTGTATGTCGCGGGCCGGTTCGACGCGGCAAAAAAACTGAGCGAGGACGCCAATATCATGTTCGACGCCGCAGGCGAAGTCGCCGGGAAGGCCATGGACCTGTGGAAAGGGATCAGCCTTGCGACTGCCGAAGCCGCTGCTGCGACGAAAGGCGTTGCAAGGGCCCAGCAGGACGCGGCCAACGAAGCGGCTATCTCCGCAGCAAAACAGAAGGAGGCTGCGGAACTTGTGGTCAGCGCGAAGAAGGCGGAGCTCGCCAGCTTCGAGGCAGCGATGAATTACGAGATGGCGCTCGAAAAACAGCGGTATTCGCAGGGGAAAATCACGCTCCAGGAATATCTCTCGTTTGTGAAACAGAAGCAGGAAGAGCATGTCGAAAAAATGATAGAGCTGAAAAAGAAGGAACTCGAAGCCCTCGCAGCCATGGACCTGACGGCTTCGGAGAGAATAAAAAAGGAGACCGAGATCAATGAGGCGATCAAACAGATAAGGATCAAGGCCGCAACGGACCAGCTTAAAGTCGAGCAGGAACTGACGGCCGACCTTAAGAAGGAGCACGATAAATCCTTCGAGTCCTGGAAGAGCCTGCAGGAGCTGAAGCTCAATACCCTGAAGAGCAGCCTCGACCTCCAGAACAATATCGAAGAAACAATGGTTAAACAGGGTTTAATGAGGCAATCGGAGCTGCTTGACAATCAGTTGTCGCGCATCAGGGAATTCTACGACGCGCGGATCCGGAAGGCCGACGAGACCATGCAGGAGATAGCCGAGCTCGAAAGCCAGGACCTCGGACGGGAGGAGCGCGAGCGCCTGCGCAAGGAATGGGAAGCGGCATATAACGAACGGAAGAACCTCCAGATGGAGCTTGAAGGCGCAATAAAGAAGTCGGAGTTCGAGATCGGAGAGGCGCGCAAACAGGAAGAGCTTGAAGCGGCCAAATTCATCGCCGAGATTACGAAGGACCGCGCGGAGCTGACTGTGATCGAAAACGAGCAGAAGCTGGACCAGCTGAAAAAGTTCTACCGACTCGGACTGGTTTCCGCAGAGCAGTATTACGACGCGCTGTCGGAGCTCGAGGAAACCCTGACCTCGAAATTCAAGGAAGAGCTGAAAGAGCGCACCGAGCAGCTGAACCTCGCGATCCAGATAGTCACCGACAGGAGACGGCGTCTCGAGGAAACCCTGCAGGGGATGATCACAAACTCCTTTGACGATGTGAAGAAATATTTCGGCGACTGGAAAAAGGCGCTATCTACCGACATCGACGATATGCAGCAGGAGATCGACCAGTTCATGCGGCACACGACCTTTGTGGGGTATGAGACATTCTGGAACGCCACACTCTACGGAAGAAAGCTCATCGAGATGACCGGGACGACGATATACGAGTGGGCCGCGAGGGTCGGCGAGTATATCAATTATATAAAGGCGAAGGTGGCCGAGCTGGACGACACGATCAACGGCCTGCGCATGCAGCTCGCGCAACTGAGAGGCGACCGGCTGGCAGAGATTGAAATGTGGTATGCCATCGAGAAACAGAAGCTGGAAGAGCGGTTCGGCGACCTCGACAAAACAGCGGAATATTACGAGGCGCTCGCGCTGATCGAGGAGATCTACAAGGAGAAGAGAAAGAAGATCCTCGAGGAGATGGCGGCCGACCAGGACGATTACGACAGCAAAACCGGAAAAGGTTCCGCTTCGGCGGGCGGTGCCGGAGGTCTGGCCGGAGGCTTCAGCGGATCCACATTTGCGCCGCCGGACATGGATGCGCTGAGGGAAAAGCTGACGGCCGGGATCGAGGCCGGGATGACGGGCCTCGCGCAGGAATTCAGCGCAATCATCGGCGAGGAAATCGAGGGGTTGATACCCAGGGAGATGTCGGTAAAAAAAGAAGTTCAGGTGACGGCGTCTCTCGCTATCGAAAACAATGATCATGATTATTTCCGGCGGCTGTTCAAGGATATCCTCTGGCCGATGTTCGAAGAACAATTCAGGTTGATGGGAGTGGAATTATAATGCCAGGCCAGCAGTTATACATATATCAGAAAAACAACCTGCTTCCGGATGCGTCTGTAAGTTGCAACGTTTCGCCTTCCGAAAAGCCTCCGCTCATTTACCCGGTCGCCAAGCGGGGCAACGGGAATATAAAGCTCTACGGCAACTTCACCGGCCAGGTGGACGCCCGGTATGACGTGAAAGTTTTGGATACGGCTCTCGAAGTTCCTGTGGTTTCCGCTCCCACGTTCCGCGGAGCCGGGACAGGGAGGATATCGGACATCCGCGCTTCGGACATGCAGGCGCAGAAGGTGGAGGTTATCTGCCTTTCGACCGGCACGGACACCACACGGGCCGAGGTTGTGATAGAGGGCCTCAGGTTCCGCTCGAAAACGCCCGGCAGTCCGGGCAACGCGATTTATATCGTAATCAACGACTCGATGCTTGAGTTCACGCAGACGGACTATTCCACCATCAAGCCCCTGAAGGTGGGCGACACCGCGCTTGAAGGGCAGGAATGGGATTTCGGCACGAAGGTGTTGCAGGGCAGTCTGGTTCCTGCGGACGCTCACAGGATCGCTTTCGGGTTGAATAAGTTACACATTTACAGGCAATACAAGAAGTTCGAGGAAGGCAAGTGGAAATATTACTTTATCCTCCCGATACAGTATGACGTGAAGGCCGGGAGCAGGGTGTTTTTCGTAACCGGAGGCCGCAGGATCACAGTGACCAACGGCTCGACGACCGAGGTTTACACCGGCATTATCACAATCGCCGACTTCTGGCAGAAGGTGCGGGAAACGTCTAATCTTATCGAGCCTGCTGATTCGTCCATCGACACGTCGCTTAACGTATCCAGTCCGGCTGTGCGGGAATTTGCCACAAAGACGGACGCCTATTTTCTGCCGCCTTACCGCGATGAGAAGTCGTCCGTTTACGCCGGAGAGCTGGACGGCATCGCAGTCACCAACAGCGCAAAGACCGAGCTGATAAAGCTGGAATGCGCGGACAATTCCTACATCGGGCAGGAGATATGGAACGTGAAGGGCAGCAGCTCCGGCGAGATGGGGCAGGCCAGAAGCGGCCAGATTGCGAACTTCGGACATGTGAGCTTTCTCATCCCGCAGAAGTTTCCGAAGGACTGGGGCACGGTTAAAGAGGACTGGAGCTATAAGGTTGACTATCAGGTCCGCAATGAGAACGAGGTTACCCCGCCGATATGTTTCAGTCTGAAGCAGGGCATCAGCTCGATACCGCAGACACTGACGCTTGAATACAAAAGGAAACCGGCGGAATGCACATGCCCGACGGTTTCCTTTTCGGACAAATGCTTAGGTCTCAGCCAGGAAGGAGGTGAGATAGGTATGGCATACACAGTGCCCGATTTACTTTTCTGGACGGATGCACAGATAGAAGTCAAGAAAGAGACTTATGTTTCTGGATATCAATCAGGTTGGGTTGAAGAAGAGCAGGCAGAGGGGAGAAGTGGCGCATATGGGAAGTATAATGTGAAGGGGTTTGACATAGCAGTGAGAGATTATGTAACGAACTTTAAAGCACTTGCCCAGCGCATTATGAATCTACCAGAAGATTCACCGTTGCTTTTGCAAAGTATGGTAGATGTTTACAAATCGCTTATTGCGAGCTTGACTGTTTATCCAATGGATTGGAGGAATCCCTTTGGGGGAGTTGATCCTACGTTTTTCATACCTCGTGTTGGTTATATGACTTCTGTTTATGCGTCTCTTACGGATTCCGTCCTCAATTACGAGCGCACTTACGGCGTAAAAAAAAATAGTGTCGTCGCATTCGGCACCTGCTACATCGATGTTGGGAGCGAGTATTACTGGGAGGTCCGTGGGGCAAAGGCTTATCTGGACGCCTTCACGGACGTTCCGTATTACTCTACGGTCCGGCATAACGACCAATACGCCAACACGCGGGAGTTTGCCTTTAACATCAGCACGCCCTGCGGCGGCGCCCTCAAGATCGGCGACAAGATCACCGTTGAGATCGGCGGCACTGTGTTCGAGCGGACGTATCAGCTCGGCGACCTTACCTATCTCCCGACCATTGCGCAGCAGAACCTGCACTTTCATGG